TATCTATCGCGCCCCCCGCAGGGATAACAGAGACTACCAATGGGACGGGAATATAACCGTAGGATGCCGCGGAGTCAGTTGCAAAGACTGTTGGACTCGCGAAATTATTGTTAAGAATAATAAAGACGGATTCTACGAGGAGGCCGCCAATGACCAAGCGTAACAGCATGTTCTGGTTTCGCATCATCGTTTCGGTGCTCGCAGTCGTTGCGATGGTCTTGTCGATTATCGCTGCAACCGAGCGGAGCATCACGGTAACCAGAGCTGTGCTCATGCCTGACGGGGCTGTCTATGTCAGTTACCGCTACACAATCGGCGGCGAGCACCAGATGCGTGCCACGGCGTGGAGTTATGGCGAGTGGGTGGCAGCGCTCCGGTCGAAAGGCTGGAGAGTAACCGAGGCGTGGAGGTGATTATGTCGGCAATAACCTTGATAATCCACGAGCGACCCGCCAGGCAAAAATAATGCAGAGAAATGCAAAAATCTGCATATTTCTGTTTAAAAGTACTTGCCTTTTAAACAAAATGGTACGATAATAGAGAATAGATAGAACGAAGAAAGGAGGCCAAGATGACAGTAACAATCAAAACGACACAGTATGTGTTCTCTCACGGCAAGGAACCCCGCGGCACTGGCCGCTGGATGTTTGAGTGCCGCGAGTATGGCAAGCCGGCTGAGACTCTCAGTGCCTACGGTACCTACGCCGAGGCAAAGAAAGCTGTGGTGAAGTTGCTTCGCGAGCGCGGTGCGAAGTACCCCACCATCATTGTGTTGCCGTGAAAGGAGACTGAAATGTACAAGGCAGAAAAACAATTGCTGAGCTTATCTCATGATGAGTGGAACCGGCTGGGCGAGAAATTTGGCGTTTCCGGTCAGGTAGCGCAGCGCAAAGCTATTGATGGCCTCGAGCGAATCATTTGGAATGAAGAAGCTCATTTTAGACCCCGCGCACAGGATGCAAATTTGGATGAGCTGTTTGTGTGGTCTGAAACGGACGAAGGACTTGATTTCTGGGTGGCTGTGAACGCTATGATTATTCGCTCGGAGCGGAAGAATGGTTGATGAGCTAATAGTTCGGGCAGGCGGTGAGCCTGCCCGCCAGTCAAAAATAATGCAGAAAAAGTGCAAAAATATGCATATTTCTGTTCAAAAGTACTTGCCTTTTAAACAGAAAAGAACGATAATAGAGAATAGATAGAACGAAGAAAGGAGACCATTATGAAGCAGAACGTAGAAGTGATTGTGGCACACGGCGACATGATTCTGGTGAAGGTGAGCAGCAGAGCAGGTACCGAGTATTTGGTCGAGAATAGATACATGCTCACTGCAGAGTGCCAGCCCACTGTGGTGAGCCGGTTCACTGATGCATACGAAGCTGTCAAAGCCTTTACGTATTTAGCGAGCCTTTCAGAATGAGACATTTCCGGACAGAATGCGTTGCTTTTTGTCCGGAAATAGAGCATACTAAAGATTAGAACTTCAGGTGAAGAACCTAGACAAAGGAGACCATTATGAAAGAGAAAGTTGAAAAGATTATGACCTTGACTGACGTGATGAATGCCGACACTAAGGACTTGATTGCGTACTACAATGCTCATGCCAGCACTCCTGTAAAAAGATTCTCTAGCAGAGCCTCGGCAATCAAGCGAGTGGCTGCGCTCATGCAGTCCATCTCCGCCCCATCTGCAGCGCCCCAGGCGATTGCAGATATGTTGAATGCGCCATCAATGCCGCCGAAAGTGCTGGTGAGCCCAGCACAGAGCAAGGCCTGGCAGAACCCTGACGTGCGCAGTGCGCGGTGCGAACGTTCTGCAGTGTGCGTGGACGGGCAAGATTACCCGTCTGTTCGGGCAGCTTTTCTGGAGCTGGGCTTGCCCATGGGCAAGCACATTCAGTTCCGCGGCAAGCTCAAGGAGCAGGGCAAAATGGAAGCATTTGGGCATACATGGGAAATTATCCCCATTAATTACTGATATGTGGAACCCTAATGACTGGCCAGACCCGCCGGTGGAGCAAGAGTCCCAGGCAGCTCGAGCGCAGCGCGAGGAAGCGCAGCTCGACGCTGTCGATGACCAACGATGGAATAGAACAAAGGAGACCAGGATGAATGAGAACGAGAACGGAGTGGCAGCATTTTTGGAATTGGCCGGCCATGTTGGCTCGGTGCGAGGCATTGGAACCCTGTACAACTATGTCTGCAAGAGCAATAATACTCTTGCGGCAATGGACGGCAAGCAGTTCCTCATGCTGGTGTCCTCTTCCCTAGAGGCGATTGACGATGGTGTATACGAGCTGGCAACGAGCAGAGCTTACAGCCAGCTCGCGAAAAAATCTGCAATGAGCACTATGGAATTCTCAGATACTTACTTCTTGATGAGCTTGGATTTCCTTGCGGCTGTGCCTATCACCAAAAGCCAGGCCGAAAAAATGCTCATTGCATACACGTTCGCCAGCACTGACGACACCAGACCATACATAGAAGGTGTGCATTTTGACAGTCCATACGCTGTTGCCACGGACGGTCGCCAGATGTACGCAGCTCTTGGATTCGATGGGTTCCCCGCTGTGACACTTCCCCACACCAGGCTGATTGATATTATGCTGAAGAAAGGTGTGAACATCAGATTTATGATGCATGGCGAGTATGCAGCATTCAGATTCGACTGGCGTGACAGCACATTCCTGTATGTGGTGAAAGCGATTGATGGCCACTTCCCGAATTGGCGCCTCGTGGTTCCCGCCGGCCATACCAAGCTGCTGAATCTGTGGGCTGATGACAAGCAACCCGTTCGGAAGCTTGCAGCTCCGAGTGTCGCTGAGTGGCACGCCATTCATGCCGTTTACAGAAAGCTGGGGAAGGAAGTGCGAGACTATGCAAAAATTTCCATTCGCCCGAAAGAGCAGTCTGTGGTCGAAGTGAAGAATGAATACGACGACATGGTATTGGGCACCATGACATGGAACGGCTTCAAAAATGACGCCGTTGATGAAGACCACAATGTCCTGTACATCAATGAAGAATTCTTCAACCATGCCCTCACCGTTCTGCCCGTTGAATCTATCACTCACACAGACTGGGTACATGCCATTGTGTTCAATTATACCGATGACAGTTTTGCCATCGTGATGACAGTTTTGCCATCGTGATGCCATGTTCACGATGAAGGAGCACTTAAAATGAAACTTTCTGAGTTGTTGCACCGGCTGAAAGTGTGTTTCAGTGAACCACTGCCCGCGCTCGATGAACGTGACTCGCTCGTTCGCGGCTTTGTGTCGATGATGACTGCTGCCCAGTTTGAGCGCTATGAGCAACTGGTTGAGCGCAAGCGCGGTGCCGCCATGACCCGTGCCGAGTGGCGAACGTTTGCTCAAGAGTGCTTTGAGGAAGCATGCCAGAAGGACGTGGAAACATGCAAGTAACTTTTTATGTCGAGTCGCTGTATCAAATCAATGCTTATGAGTTTGTGCAAAAGTGCAAGATATTTGTTGCCGATGGCTCTGAGAAGCTCGAGGATGTATTGGAGCGCATGGATTGGCAATGGGCGACAAAAATAATCGTCGCAAAGCCAGAAATCAAAGCTAGCGATAAGAATAACTCGGAGGAGGCGAATCGTGATGTGCAATGAGCTGCGCCGGCTGATGGACTGGGCGAATGACGCTGCTGTGTATCTCGATGAATACCGAGAATCACTGGTGGAGCATGGGGCAGACTATGATGGCCCTACAATTGACGCTATCACTCAGCTGCTATGTGAAGCAGAGGACAACGAGTGGATTGATGATTATGACACACGTCATAAGGAGGAATTATGAGACAAGCATTAGGCAGACCACCCATCTACACTGCCGAGTCTAAGGTGTATCTGTGTGCAACAGGTCAAACCAAGCTGCAGTCTGGCAGTGACCGCCGTGCGATAATCAACGCATTGGTGGACAACGGCGGCAGCATGACACTCGGAGAATTGGACGCTCGGTTCGGATTCTCCGTACGCAGCCGTGTGTTCGCGCTCCAGCGTTCTGGCTGGGTGCGTATTGAAGGAGGCACACCGTGATTATAGGAGCCGGCTTGGCAGGCATGATTGCCGCGTATGCTTTCCCGACCCATGAGCTGTGGGAGTCGCGCAGCCGAGAGCATGTAGAGCATCAAGCATTACTTCGGTTCCGGACTCCGGCCATCTCTGACATCACGGGCATTCCGTTCCAGAAGGTGACCGTGCACAAAGGCATTTGGTGGAACGGTGGCTGGGTCAGCCCCACTATTGACGCCTGTAATATGTACTCCATGAAAGTCATTGGCCGCCTCGCTGACCGTTCTGTATGGGACATCGCACCGTGTGTGCGCTGGGTACCACCACATGACTTCCACACGCGGCTATGTGATGCACTGGGCAATCGTGTGCATTGGAATTCGCCGGTGTCTTTCTTGGATATGGCGAAGCATAATACCCGTGACGAGTTCATCATCAGCACCATTCCATTGCCCGTCATGGCGAAAGGCATGCTCGGTTTTGAGCATGAGTTTCACTCGGCCAAGATTATCACCACCAGCGCCGAAGTGCCAAACAGCGGCGTGTATCAAACGGTATATTTCCCCTCGGACGCATATGGCTTGTATAGAGCCACATTGGCTGGAACCCAGCTCACGTGCGAGTGGACTGGTGATGAGTCTGCAGACGTTGGAGACCTTGACCTTGCATGTAGAGACGTTGCTGAGGCATTCGGCTATGAGCCCCTCTTTGACGCCGTCAGTCAGTCGCTAGCTAATTTTCACACGCAAACGTTTGGCAAGTTGCTACCGATTGATGAGAATTTGCGTAAGACGCTGGTGGCGCAGCTCACTCAGCGTTGCGGCATATATTCGCTGGGAAGGTTCGCCACATGGCGTAACATTCTGCTGGACGACGTCATTCATGACGCTGCGGTGATAAAACGGTTGGCTTCAGCGTCGTTCTACGAACGCCAGATTGCTGCTTTTGCACCGGCTACCAAGGAGGACTCCAATGCCTACGACGTGTCTGATTGATTTCACTGGCAAAGGCACGCCCAATCCTGCGTGGCATGCCGCTGACATTTTGATTTTCACCAAGAGCACCAGACTGACTATGGCGCCCGAAGGATTGGAGCAGATTGAACGTTTGCCCGAAGAAACAAAGCTCAAAGAATTGGAGCAGATGGCTAAAACTATTCCCAGCAGCTGGGAATTTGTGGACTTGACCTTTCTGTTTTCTGGTGTTACGAGAGCGTGCGCTCAACAGATTACCCGCACGAGGAATGCCAGTTATTCCATGCAATCTCAGCGAATAGTCGATATGAGTGATGCCGTCGTGACCAACCCGTTTCCACGCCCCGCGCTTCATGGCGAAGCACCTGTCTCTGTGCAAAGCTACAAGTTGCGCGAGACATTTCAGCATTATTCTGACACAGCGCTGAAAGGTTACCAAACATTAATAGAACAAGGAGCAGACGCTCAAGACGCTCGCGGCTTGTTGCCTATGAATACCCAGTGCAATTTGGTAGCCAAATACAATCTGCGTGCGTTCGTTGAATTGGTACGTTCCAGGTCGTCGCTGCGTACTCAGCAGGAATATGCTCAAATAATAACACAAGCTGTGGACTGTGCCAAAGCGGTGTGGCCATGGGTTGCGCTATTCCTCAAGAGTCCGAAAGATGAAGCCATCAAAGATTTGGAAGCGATAGCCAAAGAGCTGGGTGTGGTTCCAGGTACAGGAGCCGGCTGGAGAATTGCTAAAGCGCTTGACATGTTGCGTAAAGCCTAAAAGGAGGCCAATGATATGTATAGAACTGTGGTGGTGTGTGACTTGGACGGTTGCTTGTCTGACGACCGATGGCGCCGACACTGGTTGCCTGCTGCTGGCGCAACCGGTGACGCTTATGACAACTACCATGAGCGGCACCTGGCAGACAAGCCTGTGCCCGGTGTGGTGGATGAGTTAATGCGAGACCTGCGCGGTTCCTCTACAGGAATAACAACGCAGGAGAATTATCTGCTCCTCGTCACCGCTCGTCCTGAAAAGTTCAGAGGAACTACTCAGCAATGGGTTCGTGACGAGTTGCCCGGTGTCGAATTCACCGTGCTGATGAGGCCACCCGAGTGCACATTTCATTCGCCCGCGCTGAAGCAGTGGCTCGTTGCTCAGTGGCTGGGTCAGCACTCGTATGGCGCTGACGGCTGGACTAGGGTTATAGCAGCATATGACGACAGGCAGGATGTGCTAGACGCTTATCCTATACCAGATGACAGAAAGAAACTTAGAACATTGCCGTATGGCTCACCCGAAGCTCCTAGCGGCTTGCTCGCTAAAGCGCAAGCCGTTCGTGACGCTGCTATGGATGTGCCGGCTATATTGCAAGGCATGGCGAGCACGTTCCAAGCACGCAATGCGATGTATGGCAGCAACTACATGAACGTTGCTCCTGTCATTAAAGTGCTGTGGCCTGATGGCGTGCCTTCAGCACTGGTGACCACCACCGCATGGCATCTGTTTGAGTTGATTATAGTGAAAATGACTCGGTTCGCTGTCAGCGGATTGCGTCATAAAGACTCTATCCATGATATGGCGGTGTATGCCGCTATGATTGAAGCAATTATCGCCAAGGAGGAGCGGCTATGAGCTTGCAAAAAGAGGAAGAATGGTATTACAAGGTTGAAAACAGTCCGGTGGGACCTTGTCAGTATCAAGTGTGGGATGCAGAAAAGAAGTGCTTGCGCCCGTGCGGCGAACCAGGCCATGTGTGGACGGATGGATGGCACCCCACAGGCACTCAGAACGCTATGCTATGCGATGTGCACGGTGCGTTTGTGTCTGACGCCGTGCGAGACACGAATCCGAGGAGCGAAGTCTAATGAGTAGTGGAAAAATTGCCGTTGTGACTGGCAGTGAAAGCGGTTTGGGAGCTGCCATAGCAGTTGCCCTAGAGAGCAAAGGTTATGTCGTCGTACGATACGACTTGCGCATGGGACGTGATGTGCGCAACCCACACCCGGAATCCCTGCCCAGTGAAGTTGATGTGCTGGTGAATTGCGCCGGTGTCAATCGCATTGGGTGGCTTCAGGACGTCACAGAACGTGACTGGGACGAAGTGATGGACACGAATGCCAAAGGCATCTTTCTGATGACCCAAGCGCTGCTCCCCGCGCTGAAAGCAGCAAAGGGCACGGTGCTCAACATCGTGAGCAACGCGGCACACATGCCAATGCGGTGCTCTGCGGCATACAATGCCAGCAAAGGTGCGGCACTCATACTTACCAAGCAGCTAGCTAGAGAGCTGGCGCCTGACATCACAGTATTCTCCATTTCTCCGAATAAAATTGCAGGCACAGGCATGAGCCGCAGTATTGATTCGCAAGTGATGCAGACACGCGGCTGGACTGCCGAACAAGCGCGAAACTATCAGCTGAGCTCATTGCTCACCGGCGAAGAAACGCCAGTCGATTGCATTGCGGAGTTTGTCGGCTTTTTGCTACAGGACAAACGCCATCACAAATATCTTGCTGGGTGTGATATCCCCTATGGAGCTTGATTATGGCAACATTCAAGATTGAACAAGTTGCTCTTTATCCACGTGACCCTGAAGCTGCGAAAGAATTGCTCACTGCCATGGGTGTGAATGACTGGGTGACTGACCATGTTAGTGCCAAAGGTTCTGTGCGCAAGTTGCGCAGTGTGGACAATGAAGCGGATTTGTCGTTCAACTACAGCGGCATGAACGCGGCTGGCGAATTGGAAGTGCTTCACTACACCCGTGGAGCACACTGGATGCACGGTATGCGCCCCAGGGTTAGTCACATCGGCATGCATTGCACGGAGCAAGAGTTGGCTGAATGGTATAGCTTCTTTGCAGGCCGAGGCATCCCCGTTGCCCAGGAAGTCTACACCAGAGCGCACACCAATCCGGCTATCGCAGGCAAACGCAAATATCACTATGTGATTTTCGACACGTATGACATTCTTGGCGTCGACGTGAAGTTCATAGTTCGCCATGACGTATCTGATTTTTGACACCGAGACAACTGGGCTCATTCTGCATCCGGCTGCTAAGGATGAGCTCCAGCCTCAAATTATTGAGTGGGGTGGCTTGTTGGTGGACGAACGAGGCAATGAGCTCAAGGAGCTTGATGTACTCATCAACCCTGGCAAGCCAATCCCCGAGCACATCACAAGCATCACCGGCATCACGGACGCTGATGTGGTCAATCAGCCACCATTCTCGGTGGTGGCTCAGATGTTGAAGCCGTTGTTTGCCGCCGCGGACGTGCTCGTGGCACACAATTTGCCGTTCGACCACACCATGATGGAGCTAGAGCTGCGCCGCGCACACTTGTTGGAGGATTGGCCTTGGCCAAAGCTCAATATGTGCACCGTTCAGGAACACGCGGAAGAATGGGGTTATCGCCCAAAGCTCACCGAATTGTGTAGTTTCTACACAGGCCACCCGTTGGCGCAATCACACAGGGCATTAGACGATGTGCGCGC